CGACCTCTCCGGGGCCAACCTCTCCGGGGCTAACCTCTCCTGGGCCAACCTCTACGGGGCCAACCTCTACGGGGCCAACCTCTACGGGGCCGACCTCTCCGGGGCCAACCTCTCCGGGGCCAACCTCTCCGGGGCCGACCTCTCCGGGGCCAACCTCTCCGGGGCTAACCTCTCCTGGGCCAACCTCTACGGGGCCAACCTCTACGGGGCCAACCTCTACGGGGCCAACCTCTCCGGGGCCAACCTCTCCGGGGCCAACCTCTCCGGGGCCAACCTCTCCGGGGCCAACCTCTACGGGGCCGACCTCTCCGGGGCCAACCTCTACGGGGCCGACCTCTACGGGGCCAAGAACGCCGATCTTGTTATTGCTCGCACCCGCATTCTTCCTGATGGTGATCTGATCGGCTGGAAGAAATGCCGAAATAATGTGATCGTGAAGCTACGCATCCCGGTCGATGCAAAGCGTTCAAGCGCATTCGGTAGGAAATGTCGTGCTGAATTTGCCGACGTTCTGGAAGTGATCGGCGCTGAAGTCGGAATCGGATCGCACGACGGCAAGACTGAATACCGCGTCGGCCGGCGAGTCAACCCGGACAAATGGGACGAGAACTGGCAAGAGGAGTGCTCGCACGGAATCCACTTCTACATTACTCGGCTTGAGGCCGAGGAGAATTAGGCAGCTAGGTACCGGATGAACAGAACAATGGAGAGCGGCGTGGGAATCGCAGACACGCTAGATAGCGTATCGACGGTGGCTAATCAGGAAACGGGTCCAACGCTTGCGCGCGCAGGCTGTGGAAGCGCCCTGAGCAGGGGCTATCCCCTGAATGAGTTCAACCGTATGCCGGGAGTAGCGAACCGGCCTCTCCGCCCACTTAGGCAGTGGATAAATAAGGAGAAAACATGAACATCGTTTTCGAGAACAAGGGTGAGATCGACCCCCTGCTCATGACTACCTTCGGGGTAAACGTCAAAGAGGGCGACAACCCTATCGGCTTCTTCGGGACCGGCCTGAAGTACGGACTGGCAATTCTCATGCGGCATGGCTGCGGCGTCACCGTCCAATCCGGCGAGCGTGTCTTTACCTTCGGAACGAAGACGATGGAACTGCGCGGCAAGCCCTTTGAGTTCGTCACGATGAACGGCGAACCGTTGGGTTTCACCACGGAACTCGGGAAGAAGTGGGACTTGTGGATGGCCTACCGCGAGGTCTACTGCAACACGCAAGACGAGGGCGGCAAGGTGTACGAGGCCGAGGCACCCTCGCCTGCTGCGGGCCTGACCCGAGTGATCGTTAGCGGCGACAAGTTCCTAGAGATTGCCAGGAACCACGATACCTACTTCCTGACGACGCCGCCTTTCCTCATGGGCGAGCGCGTCAACATTCACCAGGGGCAAAGCCAAGTCGCCTACTACCGCACCGTAATGGTCGGAAAAATGAGCGCGAGGCCGACTCTCTACACCTACAACTGCACCGGGCAACTGGACTTAACCGAGGATCGGACTATGAAGCATCCGTTCCTCATGAGCCATTACGTCGCCGTCACCATTCTTACGTGCAATGACAGGGCCGTGATTCGGGATGCCGTCACCGCGCCCGACCACTTCCACGAGCACGAACTGGACTTCGACATCAGCCATACGCCGAGCTTGGCCTTTATGGAGGTGGTCGGGGCACTGGTTCGTGATCGCATCGGGAAGGTGAACGAAAGCGCCGTAGAGAAGTACCGCAAGCACGCTCTCGGCAAGATCACCCCTGACCCCGTGAAGCTGAACAAGGTGGAGGAGGCCATGCTTCGCCGGGCGCTCAACTTCTGCCGCGAGATCGGCTTCGACATTCAGTACCAAATCTCCGTGGTGGAAAGCCTCGGCTCTGACGTACTCGGCATGGCGAAGGACGACACGGTGTATATCGCGCACCGGGCTTTCATGGTCGGAACCAAGTGCGTTGCAGGCACGCTCATCGAGGAGCACGTCCACCTGAAGCACGGACATTCAGACTGCTCGCGCCCCATGCAGAACTACCTGCTAGACAAGATGGTGAGCCTCGGAGAACTGGCGACTGGTGAGCCGCTTTAGTAACGCAGCTAGGTACTAGATGAATCTTTACTCCACCATCGTTGCTGATCCGCCCTGGCCCTACAAGACAGTCCGCCGCCGTACCTGGAGCTATTTGCCCGCCGCAATCGCCTTGGATGGGATGCTTGGGGCAACGAGTGCCTGTCCGTTGATCTGGAGGCCGCATGAAACAGTCAACCACTACAGCTAAATTGTGACCGAGGGAGAGTGATGAAATTCAAGATCCACCACGAACACGCCGACGCCTTCATGAGGGTCGAGGATTCGATTGTCGTGTACGGACAGACCGTCGAAGAATGCCAGCAGGCCGCGCAGGAGGAGATGCGCAAGCGCGGATGGGCCGAGGAAAACTGCTGGAGCGAACCATGGGATTGAAATCATCCCCTACCCCATCGCGCGACGAAGCGATCGGCCCCGGCGATTTCGTGGTGGTGATTCGCGGCTGCTGTGATCGTGCCATGCAGCGCGTAGTCGGCCTCCATGCCACGGTGCTGCGCCTGTACGACGACCCTGGCCGTCTCTGCATATTCTGCGAAGCCGACCTACCGACTAAGCGGGCCGAGTTGGACCACGCGCAATGGAACAGCCCGGTCGCATGGTTGAAAAAGGTGCCGCCGCTCGACGAGCCGGCCGACGTGAAGCGTGAAGAGGAAATCACCGTATGACCGAAGAGTCGCGTATTGCCACAAACGATTTACGGGAGCAGCTCGCCAAGATCATCGAGCGCAAGGCGCAGGCGCTCACCGAGGAATACTGCCGGGGCGATACCGGGCCTGGCGGCTACGTCTGGACGAACAAGGAAGCCGAGTGGCAGGTAATCCTGCTGGAAGAACTTGCAGAGGAGATCCGCAATGCCAAAGGAATTTGAGCAGACCTACATCGGTGACGGCGTGTACGCGCAATGGGACGGCATGACCGTGCTGCTGGAAACCGAGCGCGACAACGGTAGGCACTACATCTACCTTGATCCGCAGCACGTCGAGAACATCGTGCGGCTGATGAAAGAAGAGCCTCGCTTCGCAAAGGAACGGCGCATGGCCGAGGCCGCGCAGATCGGCTGGAAGGATTTGCACAACGACCTGATTGCTCCATCTTCCACAAGCATTTCCAAGGAGAGCAAATGAATCAGCCGCAAGCCGCTTTACCCAAGGACCACCCGCTGATGCAGGCGTGGGAGAAGTACAAGGCCAGCGAGGACTTCAAGAACAGCCTCGGGTGGGCCATGCAGATCGCGCCGATGGTCCAGGCAGGAGACCCGGACGGCGAGGCCAAGCGCCGTTTCGAGCTGATGCCGCGCGAGCAACGCGAGCAGCACGTCATCGGCTCCCTGTGGGCTGCGTTCTCCGCTGGCTTCGATGGCCGGTACGACGAATAGCCGGTTCGTTCGACATACACGGTCACGCCGAAAAATGAAAAAGTCGTGTCAAGCCTTTTTTTCGCAGGGCATCGAGCGCGCTAAGTGCTTGATGGTTCGTCGCGGAACGACGAATACGAAAAACCCGTTTGGTAAAATGGTGTCTGCGGTGGTGAAGAACTGCCGCCCCCGGCCGCAACCGGGGACGCTCTTTAACAACTCAAGAGAGGCACATTATGCAGACGAAGCACATGCTGCACAAGAACGGCGGTCGCATCATCGCCATTCACCAGATCGGGCACGAGGTCGATGCCGGGGTGCCGTGGTACTTCTACATCGGGGACATCGAGTGGAACGACGGCTCGAAGTCCTGCGACAAGGAGATCGCCCCGCACCAGGTCTGCTTCGACCACGACTCGGAGGAAGCGCATGCCGAGTACGACAAGGTGTCGAAGGCGCTGAACGACTACCTCAAGAAGAACGGCAAGTGGCACGACCGGAAGGCCGCGAGGACCGGGTACACGTTCTCGTGGTCGCCGTTCAAGAAAAAGCTCGCGGTCGCACTAGCCTAGAGCAGCGCGATCCACTAAGCCCCGGCTGGCAACGGTCGGGGCTTTTCTTTTGTTGGCGCAATGGAGATAAACATGACCCTGCCTGAGCGGCTAGACGAGATCGCCGGGAAGCTCTTGGCGACCAAGGACTACTCGACATTCGCTCATGCCATCTACCAGGCTGCTATCGAGCTTCGGTCGGTCAAGCAGCCGGAAGCTGTGTACACGATGGCCGATCTGGAGATGTTCACTCAGCGCGCCGCCCTTGCCGCCATCGAGCATTGCCAGCCTGCGGTAGATGCCCTGCGCGCCTTCGTGAAGGCTGAGGAATCGTTCCTCGCCAGCGTCAAGCCAGGAGTGGTCGATGATCACCTGACCGACGCCTACAAGCAGGCCAAGGAAGCGCTTGCCGAGATGGACGAGCGAGAGTCGCGTTTACCTCAGATAAAACCCGAAGGGAGCAAGAAATGAAAGTCAAAGTACGCATCGCTTGCGCCATCGACCACAAGGGCGGGTGGAGCGCCTGCGGCTACAGCGGGGGCGACGACGACACCCTCATGGGCTCATGCATCGACACCCTTGAACCAGGGGAGCGTCGCTACTGGATTGAAGCCGAGATCGAAAGGCCGGACGAATCCGCTGAAACTGTCCAAGGGTCGCCGAGCGCCGCATTACAACCACAAGGAGACAAGTGATGGATCATTTTTGGCTGGTATGGCGGGATGATGGCGGCACGCCGACCTACAAGCATCAGACGCCGGAGAGCGCGAAGCAGGAAGCCGAGCGCCTTGCTGTGCAGAACCCGGGCCAGCGGTTCCACGTCATGCAGGTTATGGCGACGGCCTGCTACGCGCGGGTGCAGTGGCAGGAGTACGGCGACTTCGTGCCGTTCTGATGCCTCTGGTTATATCTCTGGAGTGTGTGACTAAGGGTGCTTAGTGTCCTCGACCTATTTAGCGGCATCGGAGGATTTAGCCTCGGCCTTGAACGAACAGGCGGCTTCCGAACCGTTGCCTTCTGTGAGATCGAACCATTCTGTCGAGACATCTTGCGTAAACACTGGCCTGGAGTCCCGATCTATGAGGACGTGCGAACCCTCGGAGGAAGTGACGTTGCCGCCGATGTCATCTGCGGAGGGTTCCCCTGCCAGGACATCAGCAACGCCGGTCATCGGGCCGGCATTGAAGGAGAACGCTCTGGTCTCTGGTCAGAATACTTCCGCATCATTTGCGAACTTCGACCCCGCTACGTCATCGTGGAGAACGTCGCAGCACTCCTTGTTCGAGGACTCGGGAGAGTTCTCGGAGACTTGGCCGAGATCGGGTACGACGCGGAGTGGGAGAGCATCCCAGCGTGTGCCATTGGTGCCCCGCATATCCGCGACCGGATTTGGATACTTGCCTACCCCGGACAAGAGCTTGGGCAAAAACTACGGGATCGGGGACGAGATGAGCTGCTTCCGCGTGGAGACTCAGGACGGAGTGAGACCGAGTGGCGCAAAGATTGGGAGCTCACTCAGATGGTGCCCGGAATACATCCGCGAAAGGCTGCGGACTGGTGGCTATCTCAATCCAGTGTGGCTCGAACGGCTGATGGACTTCCCCGACAAATGGACCGCTGCGGAGCCCTCGGGAACGCAGTCGTCCCAGGAATCCCTGAAATGCTTGGAAGAGCAATCCTAGAGGCGGAACGGTGCTTAGAAACACACCCCTGAACACGGTGATTCTTTGAGTTCCCTGTTCCCCGATCTGGAGGAGACGGAGAAAACCCGCGAGCAGCAGGTTATGGCCGTCATGTCGAGCAGCGAGGACATGACATGGGCCACGCCGCAGGAATGGTTCGACTACCTGAATCTAGAGTTCAAGTTCACCCTCGATCCTTGCTGCGTCGCTGCCACGGCCAAATGCGACATGTTCTACACCCCGGAGATCGACGGGCTGAAGCAGTCATGGGCCGGGCAGCGGGTGTTCATGAACCCGCCCTACGGGGAGGCCATTTACCACTGGATGAAGAAAGCCTACGAGGAGTGCCTGCACGGTAAGGCGCTAGTCGTCTGCTTCGTCCCGGCCCGAGTCGATACTCAGTGGTGGCACGACTTCGCCGCCAAGGGCGAGATTCGCTTCCCCATCGGAAGGGTGAAGTTCGCAGGAGCCGAGGCTAGCGCCCCATTCCCGGTGGCCATCGTCATCTTCCGACCGAGGGTAGACGCATGATTCACCGTTTCGGACACCTTGTTACCAAGGAGGCGCGATGAAAGTCGTTGTCGGCGGCACCTATAGGGACTACCGCGAATGGCTGAGCGATAACCAAGTCTCGGAGCGCGACGCCATCTTCATTGACCGCGCCGAGAAGCTGATGGGGCTGGAGTTGAAGGAGGCCGACATCGTGAGGCTCGGCTACATGTCCCCGGAAATGGAAATGCTCCTCAAGACGAGGATTCGATGATTCGTGCAGTTAATAGCCCGGTGAAACTGAGCAAACGCGAACGCGGCCGGCTGGACCGCCTCAAGGATCGCTGCGCCACGCTGCGTGCCAGGGTTCAGGACGGCACGAATCACCCGCCCTACGTCATCGAATGGGTGATGGAGCTGTCCGCGATGGAATGGGCGATCAAGTTCATCGAGAGTCACGCAGACTCAACATATACGGAGAAGCCGTGAAGCCCTGGATGCGCCACACCATCACCGCCCTGGTCACGCTGACGCTGCCGATCTGGTTCATCCCGTTCATGCTCGGACTGGTTGTGTTCCTTTTCGGGTTCGGGCTATACGACAGCATCTACAGGGCGCTCTGGGGCAAGTGAGCGCGACGCTTTACATAGACGAAGCTGCCCGCCGGTTAGGTCTGCATCCGGTGACGTTGGCCGAACGGGCCAGGGCGGGTAAGATTCCGGGGGCTTCCAAGCCGGGGAAGCGATGGGTATTCCCTGTCGCGGGGCTGGATGCCTACCTGAACGCCCACAGCACATGTCCCTTTACCGGCGAGGAAGTATCTGGTGGATCGAACTCACCTCGCACGGCCGGCGAATTAGAGAGTCTGCTGGGACTACCGACAAGAAGCAGGCGCAGGAATACCACGAAAGGCGCAAGGGCGAGATATGGCGACAGGTAAAGCTCGGGGAGCCGCCGCCCGTAAGCTGGGGCGAGGCGGTCAAAAGATGGTTAGAGCTGAAGCCGCGAGGTTTGCCCGATCGCTACCGTATATCTGCCTTCGGGCTATCGTTGACGACGGTCTTGCCACTGTCAACAGACACTATTACCAAGCTTGCCAGCGGGAACTCAACGCGCGCCTCAGCCGGGTCGTGGAATCGCTCCCTAGCCTTGATAGTGGCAATTCACAACGCCGCCGGGGTGGAGCCCCCAAAGATCAAGCGAAGGCCCATGCCTCCGGGCCGGACTCGGTGGCTTACCGAAGAGGAGTGGTCACGCTTGCGTGGAGCCCTAGAGGCCGAAAGCCCGCTTCTAAGGCAGGCCGCAGAGTTCACCCTAGCCACCGGGCTAAGGGAAAACAACGTACTTGAGCTGACATGGGACCAGATAGACCTAAAACGGCGTGTGGCGTGGCTAGAAGCGTCCCAGGTCAAGACCAAGCAGGCGATAGGGGTACCGCTAAATGACGCAGCCTGGGCCGTCCTGGCAAGCCGTAGAGGCATCCACACCCGCTGGGTGTTCGGCAATCCTGATCTACCTCTTACCAAGGCCAGCAATCGCGCTTGGTACGCGGCCATCAGAAAAGCCAAGCTACGAGGTTTTCGCTGGCACGATCTCCGTCACACATGGGCCTCTTGGGCCGTCATGTCAGGTGTGCGGCTGGAAGTCCTCCAACGTCTAGGCGGATGGAAGACCTCTCAGATGGTTCAGCGTTACGCCCACCTTTCCAGCGAGCATTTAGCCGAAGACGCGGCGAAGATAAAGCCAGTCTCGCTACGCTACAATCAGCGGAAAGCAGCATCGCCCGACACAAAATCCCCCACAAAGGGTCGTTAGCTCAGCGGTAGAGCACTGCTCTCACACTCCATGCCTCATAGGGGAGCGGTTAGGCCGGTCCCAAGGCGTACAGAGGGAAGCGAAGCCCAAGAACTGGTAGGCATCCCCACAGTCCTCCCCACAGCCATTATCCGCAGTATGGCAAGCTGTATCCCCCAAACGGGATAAATGACGGATATACCGTTTGGGGACTATCCTGCCGACCGTTAGGATTCTCAGTCTTTCTGGACGATTCCGACCTGAATCCTAAGAGTCGTTAGGCAAGTTGCTAAACCTCGGTACTTGTTGATAAGTGCAGAGGTTTTGCAACATCCAGGGGAACGTTGGTATAATCACTGTGCGGGATAGTAGAACGTCGCTACGCTGGGCTCATAACCCGGAGACACGGTTAAATTCCGTCCCCGCATCCAAGCGGTCTACTCGGCGGCGAGTAACAGCCTTCCAAGCTGGCAGAGACGGGTTCGACTCCCTCAGATCGCTCCACGCAGACGCTTCCGGCTAAGAGGGCCGGCGTGCAGGCCAGGACTGGGCGGCTGCTCCCTACTTCGCGCAGACCTCCTCTACCTTGAGGTTATGAGCCAGAATCTCCCGCGCCGTCTGGTCGGTCAGTACATCATCCTTGGATATCGAGATCACCCGGACCCAGGAACACGGACTAGTCCCTCTGGTACTTGCGCAGCCGCTCCCGGACAACATCAGGCTTGCTAACAGCAACGCCCCGGTCCACTTCAGCAGCTTTTTTGACATTCTCAAGCTCCTTTTCCTGCGTCTCTACGATCACTTCGTTCTTCCCGGCTTTCTTGGCTTGGAAGAGGACCACCAGCACCGCTAGTAAAGCTGCACCCCCGGCAGCGATGTAGCCCCAAACCCCCGCCAAGGAGCCCTTCAGAAGCCCCCAGATCGCGCTCATTTCGGCCCCTGCTGGATCAGCCTGCCCCAGATGACCAGAACCCCGAGGACAGCGTTAGTTACCGCTAACTGCTGCGGGGTGAGGAACTGCCCGACTTGACCTACCGAAGCCTGTACGGCGTTCAGCAGCGCCATGACCGTGGCGATGTGGACCGACAGCCACTTGTAGGATTGTTTCCAGTCTTCGACTAGTTTCATTGGAAGTGCCCTCCCGCCGTAACGAACGTGCCGCTGCCTGCGCCCCAAGTGGTCCTGCGCCGAATGGGGGACAGGTACTCTCCGTAGCCAGGTCGTTGGCGTAGCGCGGCCTGACGCTTCCTCTGCGCCGGCAGCCGCGAATGTGCCAACTTGTATGCCTTGCGGACTTCTAGGTCTTTATACGGCATTCGCTTTTACCTTCTTCTCATCCCATTCGAGGTGAATGTGATCTTTTTCGAGAACTACGTCGTACTCCGGCCCGAGGGCTTCCTGCATCTCCGCCACGACTTCGGGCTCCCTACCGTCCAGCGCCCATGTCCTGATGTCGAGGGCTAGACCTTTGTGGTGCAGAGTGTTGGGGCCGTGCTTCCCGTCGTTGGCCGAAGTGATGATGCATTCCAGTCCGCGCTTCTTGTAGATGGCCTCGGTAACGATGGCGGCGTGGAACATCCGCCAGCTCACGCCTTCCAGATTTACGGTCGCGTCCTTGAGCCTCACGGAATCTCCTTCTTCGCCCCGTACTCCAAGCACATCTGCGCGCACTCGGCGTACCCGGCTGCGTCAACGAGATACGGTATACTTATACAGTTATGAACGACACTCAAACTGCTTGGCTCGCCGGCCTGCTCGAAGGCGAAGGCGCTTTCATGGTCGTTTGGAAAACCAGCTCTGGTGGATGTCGCTACCCGACTTTCAAGATCGCTTGCAACCTGTGCGATGAAGATGTCCTGCGGCGCGTTTATGGGTGGTCCGGTGTTGGGATATTCAAGGGTCCGACCATTCCCAAGAATCCGAAGCACTCGCCGTTCTGGCGATGGAGTGTTAATCGGCGTAACGACGTGTTTGCTCTCTGTCAGAGAATCCTCCCTTACATGGGGGAGCGTCGAGCGAAACGCATTCAAGAAGTGCTCGACACCATCTCCGCTTCTGAGAAGCCCGGATGGCAGCACGGTACTCGCTGGGGCTATGAGCGCGGTTGCCGATGCGAACTGTGTAGGGCGGCGCACGCTAAACACTTTCGGGATCGGCGGGCACGGCGACGGACTGAGCTTTTAGCTCGGCCTCTCGCGTAAGACACATGTCAGCGCACTCGAAGTAGCCGCACCCGTCCACCCTGTTATCCCGCTTCGGCTTCCCGGCCTCTCGAGACAGCTTCACCGCGATCATCATCAGGCAGGCAAAGTCCGGGGTCAGCGGCACGTCCACCCCGTATCGGCGCTTGATGAGAGTCCGCCACATATCGGCGGTGCATTCGTAGTCAACGAACGGATGCCCGTAGTCGGCGCCGCGGTCGCCGTGCACGAGTCGGTTTGCTTCTTCTAGGATGTTCATTTTTTGTAGAGGAACATTGCGGTGAGACAGCCGAGGCCAGCGCCGATGCCGATGCACAGGGCGAGCAGGGCCAGCCCGCCGAAGCTATCGGCAGTTCTGATGACGTTGACCATGATGAAGACTTCGCACGCCGCCATGACGAGCGACATGGGCATGATTCGCCAGTAGCGGAAATTGACCACCTGGAGCTGCTGAGTAGCCTTCGCCCAGATGTAGACGTAGGAGGCGCCGAACGCGAAGAGGTAGTTCATGGCATGTCCGGCCAGTGCCGGTTGTGCTTGCGCCAATTCTCTTCTGGCGGCAAAAGCTGCAGATTCCACGGCACATGAAGACCGCAAACAATCTTGCTTTGCAGCGGAACTATGTGGTCTACGTGACAGCCGATGACATCGGGATCTTTTTTTCTTAGCACCTTGATCTTCTTGACCATCCCTCGGGGAATCTTCTTTAGGCCGCCCTGCTTGTAGTAGAAGCGCTGCCGGCGATTGCTGCCCAAAAGACCTTCCTTCATTGCAGGATGTCCTTGCTATGCACCACGGCGTAGCACTCACAGTCCGCAAAAATGATCGCCCGACCGTCCATCAAAAACACCGTCGCTCCACCATCACGCATTTCCGTGTGACTAATAACGGCGCCCGTTATGGTTTCGTTGATGCCGTCTTGGTCGGTGAAGCGGATCTGGCTCACCAACGGCGTTTCCATTGCAAAGCGACTACCCCAGCCATCAGGTCGCCTTTCTTGCTCGGGAACCAAACGAAGTTCACGCCGTTCTTCTTGCCTTCGTAGGACAGCACCATCGCAGCCCCCAGCGTTACGTTGTCGTTGTATCCGGTGAGCCCCAGTCCAGCGAACCCGATGCTCATGCTCTTGTGCCTCAAGGGAAGCCAGCTCGCGCCGAGATAGAAAGTCGTCTTCTCACATAGACTGTTTCGGTAAAACCCCGCTAGTAAGCGAGTGTCTTTCTTCCAGTCCTTCTCGATTCCCAAACCTGGATTAACCTCGCAATAGGTATCCCCGTTCAGGTGTTGAGACCCTAGAGTCACTACCGCCCACTCCTCGGCAAACACCTTTGCCAGATTCCCGATGAACGCAATCCCGAGAATCGTGATAACCACGCCAACTAAGAGTCCGGCGCGGAAGTCTCGACTCATGGCTAGATGCTGTTCTCGTGAAAGTACTGAAGGGGAATGGGCTGCATCGGTGCGCCCTCTTCGTCAATCGAGAAGATGTGGCCCTGGTATTCGATCCAGCAGGACTTCCACTCCCTGCCGCCGTAGGTCAGTGTCGAATCCTTGAACTTCCCCAGGAACTCCGGTTGCACCTTCTGAGCGAGGAAGAACAGCACCTTCTCGTCGCTGCATGGCGTGTCCTTCAGCTTCAGAGCTACCGACCCGTCCGAGGACTTGAACATCGGGACGGCGTAAGCACTTGTAGCGAGAACGAAGAGAGCTGCTAGGCAGGCACCGCTAATCACAGCCCCGACCCAAGGGCGGAGTTTTCTCCGCTCCTCCTTCGCGTTCTGCTCAGTAAGGGCGTCAGCAACCATCCGGCAGAAGTTGTCGTTCATCACTTGCTCCTTTGCATGCGCTCCAAGAGGATTCGGATCTGAGTGACTTCGTTTTTCACGTCCTTAACGTCCTGCTGCGTTTCCTTGATGTTTTGCTTGATCTCGCGCCGGTCCTCTTTCTGGCGATCCTCCAGAACCCGCACCTTCTCCTGCACCTTGGCGTTGTCAGCCGAGAGGGTCGCCCACGACGCCCCTATAGCGGCCAGCATCCCCAGGACCGTGAGGAGGTTCCCCAGGCTGATCTTGTGGCCGTTTACTTGCATGGCTGATTGATTCCGTTGTTCATTGGGGCGTTCATACAATGTAATTAACTGCGCCCGTGAGCCTGACACTGCCGCCCGTTGGCATTTCTGTTATTAGAACGCCCGATAAAGCGGCCCCGGATTGGCTGCCGATGAAGCGAATTTGGTTATCCCCCTCGACGAGCCGACTGTTAATTTGGGCGTAGCCTGCCTTTGTAATTCCTGTCCATATCAGCGAGCCGATATGTTCAAGAGCGCTGGTGGCGACATACGGCAACCCCGATATGCGGACCTCATCGGAGGCGGTCGTGTGCGTAAACGCAGAAGTGATTACATCGAAACTTACGCATACGAGACGCCCAATTTTGGTTGCGCGTCCGACCTGTCTTGAGTATGTGACCGCAATATCGCCGGGCGTCACAGCCGTTAAAACCGGCGTCCAATTACTTTCCTCGTAATCATCCAGTGTATTAGCGTTCGAGCTTGCGTTTTGGGTCGCCGGGAACCTGATCTTCGTGCCGCTGGCAGGATTTAGGTCAGTATGGTTAGTGGCTTCACCGTCGAAGGTAGCCCCACCACCGGCGTTAATGATCGGACCTGACGCTATCAGGTTCGCGACATTAGACGTTCCGATGACTTTGACCGCCGACGTGTTGCCGAAATAGACAGCGCCAAATTTGACATCTGTACCGTTCGTGAAATTGATGACGCTCTGTCCAGTTGCCGGGACAAACAGCGGGGAGCCGTCAAAATCAATGCCGGTGCATTGTCCGACTGCGCCGCCGCTGTGATAACTCGTGTTTGTGAAAAGTAGTATCGTAGATGTGGCCGATTCCCACTCGCCGCCACGAATAGACAAGCCAACCACTCCAGCGAAGCGACCGTGGTTGGCAAAAGCGTTACAGTTGTTGTCCTCGTACACATGGACATTGCCACCGTCATCGACTATGGCTATCCCGCCAACATTTGAATTGAACTGGCTACGCTTGACCGAGATACGGTTGGTGAATAGAGCGGAGGCCCCCACAGTCCTGTCCGCTCCGTTTGTGACCCACAATGCGCCAGCCGCCGATGTTCCATTTACTTCAAAATCGCACTCGTCTAGGTCGGCAAGTTCGCTTTGATCCAGAATAATTCCGAAGTCGTTTCCAGAAACCCTAACACGCTTGATAGACAGGAACGTAGAGCCCAAGTCCGCAATTGCGGCTTTCTTGGCCGTGCGAACCGTGCAATGCACCCACATGTCTTCAATAGAAATATCGGCTCGGGTGCTGCTGTTTACAGGATTGTTGATCTGGATGGCATCGCTGGTGCCGGTGTATCGGAAGAATGTCCCCAGACTCACTCCGTCCGCCTTACCCGATCCTCGGTAGGTAACGAAGTTCTTAAATACTATCGTTGTGGTGCCGATCAAATAAAGACCAGCGGGGAAAAACAAAATGCAGCCCACGGTTGTCGCGTAATCTACGGCAGCCTGTATGGCGCTCGCCACATTGACAAGCCCGGTTCGTGCTCTGACATCCGAGACCTGCGCGGCAGAAAAAAAGTCGAAAACGCTTACGATGTCTCGCTCTTTGTCCTGCATCGTCCTCGTAATCGCTCCACTACCGGACTGCACGAAGGAGACATCCGCTGCGTCCTGCTCGGCCGTGCCGTCGTCTGGGTCCCAGAGGTGTACGGCGTCCGTCAGCGTCGTCTGCGTGATAACCCCAGACTTGCTGATAACCAGCGTGTAGCGACCGTCCGCGGCATAAAAGCTGAAGCGCCCGTCAGCGTCCGTCGTGATCGGGTTGTCCTGCTCAGTGGAGCCGTCGTCCGAGTAGATCTTCGCTGTTGCACCGGCTGGGTAGGTCTTGACCAGCACGCTCGCGCCAGAAACCACGGAACCAGCTCGGGTCGTTACGGAATCGGTGTGCTGCTGCATGTTCTAATATGGCGTTTTGTTGTTGGGAGACTCTGCTATGACACTGCTCATCGCCTGCATACTTCTCTGGCACTTCTCGATGGAGTGGTGGTGGTACGCCATCAGCGTCGCCACCTGGCTACTCAGCTTCCCGCTGCACGGTCTTTGGACTTTTTGGGTATCGGAGTTCATCGCCGATTAGGTCTTGATTAGGTAGTTCAAGATGATGGTCGGCTGCACGTTGTTATGCGCCCCGCCGCCGCCCCCGCCAACTGTCGCGGACCCGTCGCTGCCGCCGACAGCGAACAGAAAAGCTCCGGTGCCGGTCACATTTCGATTGAGGTAGCCCTGCTGCAGCGGCGGCGTCTCGGACGTTATGAGGGTGTGTGTCTCTGAACCTCCGGTATCGCCCAGCGTGTCTCCGTCCAGGCCGCCGGATTGATCCGTCAACCTGTTGGCTGACGTGCCGCCCATGTCGTCCTGTCCAGCTACGACTCGGCCACGGAGATCTGGGACATTGAAGGTGGTTGACCCGTCGCCGGCTCCGTAGGTCGTGGAGATCGCCGTGAACAGAGCCGCGTAGGTCGTCCTGCTGATAGCCTGCCCATAGGCGAAAAGCCATCCATCCGGCTCCGTGGTCCCGGCGTATGGGGCCAGGAAGCCCGCAGGGAAATTGGCGATCGTCGCGTTGTGATCTGGCACGGTCAGAACGCGCGTGTTACCGGTGGTTAGCCCGTCCGCCTCGAATCGCACCTTTTTGGTCTTATCGGACGAGCCCACAATGACAGGCTGCGAGTCCACGAACGGGATAGGTCCGCTCGTCGGGAAGATGTACGCGCGCACCATGCTCGAGGCGTAGCCGACGAACAGGATGTAGTCACCCGCGGTGCAGGTGTAGTCGGCGGCCGTAGGGAGCACGAGTGACGCGCCATTGGTGATGGTCGGCGTCCCGGTAAATCTCACAAGCCGCCAGTGCCCCTGCGACAGCGTGATCGCCGTAACCGGGCCGGTGCTCCCGGTCACGTCCACCACGTTTCCGGTCGCTGTCTCGAGGTTGATCGTCGCCGCGCAAACAATGTCCGCGCCCTGCGTCGTGTCGATGCGACCGTCTTTCAGGAGGACGCTATCGAGGGTCACGCCCGTATCCGACGTTTTCTCGGTGACGGTATCGGTCTGGATGCCTGACGCGAAAGGGATGCGTGCCGTCGTTACCTGCTGTCCGTCCTTGTAGAGCGCCGAGCCGAGGATCGTGTAGATGTCCGCGATGGATGTATTTGCTTTTGCGGATTCGATCAGCGTGTTCGCGGTAGCAGGGTAGACGCTCCCGCTCGGTTGAGTGACACCGCCTGATCCGTTGAGAGGCACGTTACCCCCTTACCCCGCCGTTGCGTGGCGTCGGCGGGCGCTTGTTGTTGGTCGGAACCATCTTTCCGTTCACGCGCTGGCGCAGTAGCGCTTCAGCGACTTTCTTTCGTTGGTCGGTCATCAGAATTGCTCCTGGCTGGCGGCGGCTGTCGTTCCGCCGATGATTCCCATGCGCTGCAGGAGCGCGGAAAGTACGGACTGCTGTTGCGGCGGCATCGCCTCGAGCGCCTTCGCCAGCTCTTGCGGATTCAGGTAGCGACGTGCCGCTTCTGCATCCAGACGCGGCTCGACGCCGCTGCCAACGCGCTTCATCACGGCGTTTGCAATCATCATTGGGCGCGAAAGCATCTGCGGCAGATGCAGCCTCGACTCTTCGGCCACGTTCATGCCGCCGCCGAGATTCGTGCGCTGGGCTGGCTTCGCTGCGGCCTTGACGCCGGCCTTTGCGGCTTCGATGCCAGTGGAGCGCGTCGCGAACTCGCGCAGGTAGTCTTTCCATCCCGCCCCGCCGGCCGCCTCGATGGCGTCGTCCATCGCCTTCTGGATGTCGCGCTCGAGGCCCGCGGTGAGTTTCTTGTCCCAGTTCGCCGTTTCCTTGGCGTGCGTCTTGATGGTGTTCCCGATCTCCTTGCGAATCGTGTAGAGGTCGTTCGCGTCGATCAGGCCGTGGCTGTCGAAGGCGGCGATCTTTTCCTTGACCGAATTGAGCGTCTTCTGCACCACGTCGGATGCCCGAATGCCTGGCTTGCCGAGGGTGGCGTCGATGCCTTTGGTGATCGCGCCTGTCTCGACGCCGCTCATATTTGCCGCCTTGACTGCGGCCTCGCGCATTGGGCCGGTGGCGGCGTTCCTCGCCTGTACAGCCGCCTCGAGCGCGGCTTTCTGGTCAAGAACGCGCTGGCCGAACTGGGCGGAAGGGCCGCCCGGCGTGCCGGCCGTGATCTTCTGGTGCGCGATGATCGGCGAGCCGGCCGGGACGTTCGCGACGGCTTCGGCGGCAGTCGGCTGGTAGCCTGGAACAGGCTCCTTTGTGTTCTTCAGGGCGTCGATTACCTCTTGGCGCCCATGCGGCCCCACGATCTTGTCCTGATACCTGGTCAGGATTCGGCCTGCGCCTTTGTCCGTGAACAGGTTGAAGACATCGCGGACGGCGCCAGCGGCCTTCCTGCCAACCTCGAAGCCAGCCGGGATTGCGCCCCCGAGGAGCGCCCCTGTGACCGTCTGGACGCCTTTGCTGCCCCAGTAGTTGTCTCCCTCGGTCACTGGCGTAGCCGCGCCTGCAGCGGCTCCTAGCCCAGTTCCCTGAAGAATCCTGCCGCCCGCGGACGGCGCGATCGGCATAGCCTTGGCGACCTTCAGCGCAGCGGGGCTCAGAACGACGCCGGCCGTTTCGGTGAAGTCGAAGCCCTCGGAACCGAGCTTTTCCCGGCCGGACTGCTTCATGTCCTCGAGTTGGGCCAGGTGCGCGTTGACCGTCTCATCGCCTACCCCTGTGACGTTCGCGGCGAGCTGGGCCAAGCCGAGGAACGGGGAGGCCGCCCCGGTGGCGAAGCGCGTCACTGGGTTTCCGGCGATCACGTCAGGGTCGGTCCAGGAAGGCGTGTCCTTCTCGCCGGACGGGACGAACTTCTCCGGCGGCGGTGCCTTACGGCCACCCGATCGCCTCTCCAGTTCCTCAAGGCGGCGCAGCTCGGCGAGTTCTGCTCTACCGCCGGCCATGCTTAGCCCTCAAACGGTCTAGTTCTGCTTGCTCTTCCGCGGTGAGTGGGGCGTCGTCCGGTCCTGCCTCGAAGGCATCCGGGTTGCTTTTCTCGTACTTCATCCAGAGGTTCTTGACGGCCTGCAGGGCAGCCAGACGGCGCTCAACCGGCACCGTGTCATTGCCCACCTCTGCAGCCATTTCGCGGTAGAGCTGCGTGTCGCGATCGGACTGCGGGCCTTCCATCCTGGGCATCTTCGAGATGAGCGCGCCGGCCACGGATTTCAGCGTTTGCGCTTCCTTCGCTCCGGCCGGGCTCATCCCGAAGAAGCCGCCCACGGTATCGACCAGCGAGCCCACGCTGGAGCCGGTTGGCTTCACCTTCCCGGTCATAAGATCCTCAGCCTGCTTGATGACCCCACCGATTCCGGCCATGTTGAACTCGCGCTCGGCAGTAGCCTTCCCGGTTGCCTTGGCCCCGGCGAGGCGCCCTTGGAGGTTCGGGTCGTCTGCCGAGCGCACGATCGGCTTTCCATCGACCGTCAGCGTCCCCGCCGTGCCCTTCCGGTTGTCGAACGACATCACGCCCTGCGGGGTGTAGATCGGCGTGAAATACGGGTTCCCGCCGCTTCCGCCGGAATCGGCCCGTAGCTCGGCAATCTGGAGCTTGATGTCGTTGGCTTCCTGGGCCGCCGCCTCGCGCGCTGTGCGGTCCAAGGCTGCGTTCTGGGCGCTCGCCTCTAGGGTTAGCTGCCTCTCGTGCAAGCGCGCAGCCTGCGCCTCCCTAGCCTCCCTGGAGCGCATATCCGACTGGAAGTCCAGCTTGCCCATCTCGCGGACTGGTCCGTACTGGCTCATAAGGGCCGCTCTGACAGCGCCTTGAGCGTCGCCTGGCGTGCCGGGGTCTTGCACGTTGTCGGCCGCGTCCATCGTAGGAGCAACCCCGCGGCGCATATCGGCGATGCGCTGCACTTCCTCGGCGAGCCCCTTCTGGTATTGCTGGCCGAGGGACGCATCACCCTGATCGGCCTGTCGCACGCCGCGAGCCCCAAGATAGGCGTTGAGCATCTGCGCCGCCCCTTGCGTCCACGAAACCGGCGAACTTGGATTCGAGGACTGCACTGGCTGCTGCCCCATCTTCATCATCAGTTCGGCAATGCGACGCCGACTGTCGATGCTTTTCTGCTGTGCCGCCAATTCCGGGGGGAGGTCGTAGCCTGGCATTGCCATTTCAGGCGCCTCCCAGAGTTGCGTAGCTGACCATCCTGTAGCCGTCCGGATGCTCGAGCACAGCATCGGGCCTGACGCGCTCTACTTCGTCGGCCATCACGCCGATTTCGCGCCGGCCGAATAGGTCGTACTCGTAGATGCCGATCCCAAGCGGATGCGTGCCGACGCGAACGATGCTCGACTTCAGGCGCCGGTCGGAGATCATTGCTGCGGCAGGCGCTGCGTTCATCAAGCCATAGGCGCCAGCTCCTGCGGACCCGAGCCCAAATAACCCTGTGAGCATGTTGTTATAGGCTCCCATTTGCTGCCCGTACTGCCCAAGCCCGTATGCTCCCTGCTGTGTCGCGGCGTCGAATACCGGCGCGGCCCCGACGTTCGCCCCTTGCACGTTGCTGAACTGAAGCGGCTGTATCTGGCTGCCTGTGCGGAAGGCAGAAACTTCATTTAGCGGAGTCTGGCGCTCCGCCAGCAGTTCGGTTATCAACTGCCTGCGCTCTTGCATGGCCTTGTCGTCGGCGCTCAGCGTTGCTTGTTGCAAGGCATCGTTCCTGCCGCGCGACAAACGATCCATTTCGACTTCATACGCCTTGCTCCCGACTGGGATGCCTCTTGCCAACAAGTTGGCGTTGATAGACTCCTTCTGCCTCCCAGCGTCTTCGTCATAGCGGGACATGTAGGCATTGATTACGTCTTGCCGTCCCTGCGGGATTCCTCCGAATCGACCTTCGAAGTCCAGTGGCTGGCTGATCGTGTCGCCCGCCATATCGGCTGCGCCGATGCCCAGAAACCCCAGCTTTTGCTGGAGCGTCTGCTCGTTCTCAAATATTTTTTGCTGCCCAGGCGAGAAGGTCTGATTGACGTTCGGAACAGGGTTCCCGGTAACAGGGTCCGTCTTGTACGTGATCGTCTGCTGCCCGTATGGGTTAGTGACGTTCGGATTCGATAGCTGGGCGCCAGCAATAGCGGCGTCCTTGTTCGCCGCCCCTTGAGCTGTCGCCGCTGCGGCGTAGTCTGGTGCGGGCGGTGGTTTCGGCTTGCTCACGCGGCCTCCTTCAATTCAAGCCACTGCCGCGCTTGCTCGCGCGTGATGGTCAGGATGACCAGATCACCATTCGGGCAGCCTTCAGGTATGCGGGTTTGTTCGATGAATCCGAGATGCTTGTCGAAGCGCAGGGCCGCCTCGTTGTCGGACGGCACGATGCCGATCGCCACGCGGGCGCCCATCTGCTCGAAAACGTAGTGGAAGCAGTGCCAGAGGAAGTCGCGGTTGAGCCAGTTGCGCCCCTCGGCCGCGACGTGCATGTAGCAGGAGGCGCCGTTGAACCAGTCCACCATGCAGCCGGCGATGAGCGCGCCGCGGCGCGCGAGGCCGATACACCGCGCCCCAGGACGGTATTCCCCGTCCGTGCGCTCGGCGATCCAGCGCCCTACGCGCTCATCCTCGCCGTAGACGAGGCGGCGGACTGACTGCTCTGCTAGGGGGTTTGCTTCGAGGAGTTCGGGCACCGCATCCAGCCTCCAACACGTTCCAGGAGGAGCTGTCGGCCCCGATTTGTGCGGCTTCTACAGGTGTGCCGGGTGGCTGTCAAATGCCAGCCCTTTCGGCCAGAAATTGATCCGGGTGCTTCGCGTTCTTTGTGAGATTGCACGGCGGGCACAGAAGTTGGAGGTTTGACGGGTCGTTACAACCGCCTAGCGCCAACGGCATGATGTGGTCTACGTGGTACTTGTGCAGGTAGGCGCGGCAATACACACACAATCCGCCCTGCGCGGCGAACATCCTAGTTACGTCGTTCTTGTCATACTTGTTGCCTGGGTTATTGGCGCGAGCACGCCTAGCTGCGCAGTTGGCGTTTATCTGATCCTTGTTGGCACGCTTATATGCAGCGGCCCTAGCAAGAATGATCGCTTTGTCTCTAGAGTAGCGCTCACGTCGTTGAGCGTTGTACCGCTCGCGCCTCTCTTGCCGAGATGCCGCGCGCCGCTCCCGATGCCTGTCGTCGCTACGCTTCGCGATTTCTCGGCGCCGATCCTTGTTAGCGGCAACCCACGATTTGGTCTTGACGCGAGCGCACGATACGCACCCGCCAGTGTTGTAGTGGAGAGTTTCACCGCATCTACGGCATGGCTTGCCGTGATGCTTGTTCTCCATCCCTTTATTTTTCAAATACCACCGCCAATTTCAAACATTATATCGGACGCTATCCACCTTACCTCGAGATCCTTCGTGGCTACCTTCAGCTTCCCGGCGAACCAGGAGCCAATGTTTTCTTTTGGGCTTTGCCATTGGCGCACGATCTCAAGATTCGCTTGCCAGAACGCCTCGTCCCAGTTCGACACATCCCACTGACCGCCCGACACGACTGTATATTCTGCGCTCCCGGAGATATTCGTGTCCTTGAAGTCAACGTCCAGCCCGGTAAGGTAGGCGATTGAGCCGTTGACGCTAAGAATAGGCCGATAGAGCGTGCATTTCTTCTGCTGGTCGCTCCCGTACTTGCTGAAGGCTTCCTTGGCGTCCGTCTGGATATCAACACCGTTGTCATCGGTCCCGGTCCACGCCTTGTAGACCTTATCATCCCCACCGAAGTACAGGTCTTCGTTGAAGACGGCGAAGCACATCGCATCCCACGAGTCAAACTCGCACCATGCCTTCGTCGTGGAGTTCATCACGTACTGCTTTGCCTCAACTTCGTCGATAGTTGGAATGTTGAAGAGAACGGCCGATCGCGCCGGGTAGAAGATCCCCTCCCACCCGAGGAGATCCCTATAGTCGCGCGAAGCGTCGTTGAAGGCTGTCTCGATCCTGTTGGTGACGGCAAGCCGTTTGTCTTTAGCGTTCGACGACGACAGGATTGCAGACAGGGGGAAGACACCGTTCTGCGTGATGATGCTCAGATCGCCGCCTATCTTGAGCAGGCAGCGCCTGCCGATCGGCTTGCCGATCTGGTACGTGCCTAGCTTCTCCCATGTCGATGCGCTCGAGGGATCTGTTCCACGGTAAACAAATACCTCACCCTCGGACGTGACAAACACGGCCACGTCGTCAAGCCCCTGCCCCGAATCAAGGCTCCATGTCCCTCCCGCAAGCAGGAATCCGCCCTTGCTGGCGAGTGACGCGAAGTCGAACTCGGTTAGAGCCCCGCCTGCGGCGCCGGCCGCCAAGTACCAAGCTGACAAGCTGTCCTTCTCGATGAAAAACAGGCGCTCGAGGTACTGGAATACGCCGATGATGGATGTGGTCGTCAGGCCGGTAAGCGCAGGGGAGCTAGCCGCATCCACGGCGGTCCAAGCAGAGCCGCTGTAGTAATTAGGCTTGTCAGTCCCGTTGACCATGATGAGCCAGTTGTTCGTCCCGTCACCATAGTTCTCGAACTGCCAATAGCCGTTCGTGGACGTGGCGACCGAGGCGCCAGCGGCTCCCGCGGACGAGGCATCGAATATCCCTGCGTCCGTGGCGGCAAACATCTTGGACGTGCCGCTCATGGCGTTGTGGACGGCGAGCGTCTTCACCACGTCGCCCACTGCTGTAAGGTGCGCGGCGTGCCCTCCGCGGAGGACGCAGTCGCTTGTCGTGGGGAACCAGTTTTTCAGCCTGATGGCATCCCCAGGCTTCATCATGGCGAGCGCGTCCTTCGCGTTCCAGCCGCGTACCGGGGCGGCCGTGCTTACTACCCGCGTTATTTGCTGGCGGGCTTGTGCCTTTGCGCGGAGCGGCTTGCGGATCACAGATCCCAGCTCCCCGGCGACACGAACACTCCTGGCTTGGCGCTTCTGCCCTCGCCAGACATGGACAGGACCGGCTTGCCGCCGTCCCGGCCAATCGCGTCCTTGACTTGCATCTCGTAGGTGCGGAAGTCTTCGGCGTAGTCGAGGCCCTTTTCCTTCTTCCAGCGCCAGCGAAGACCCATGAGCAGGATTTCCGCAGGCAGGAGCACGAGGTCTCCGTCCGCCCCGAAATACTGCCGGAAGGTCGTCCCGGTCGAATCCGAGATCCAGAACTTGCTGACGTATTCAAACGCCCAGGTATTGCCGGCTGGCGGGGTCGGGTTCACGAGCAGCTTCCCGCCGCGGATGCGGAACTGGTAGCGCGGGCTCGTGCTCGCCATGCCCTTCAACGCCTGCCAGTCGCCGCTATCTAGAGGGCCGAGGACAGGCAGGTTATCGGTGCGGTCCCAGATCGTCTGATTCTTGATGTACTTGAACCCGCTCGCGGCGATGGTCGTGATCGCCCCCTGGTCCTCGGCCGCGGTAGTGGTGTGCGTGGCCTCCCTGGTGATGCCTTCCCACGCACCGCGGGCCGCGAGGTCGCCGCCCTCCTCCTCCAGCAGACCCATGATCTGCTGAACCTGCGGGTCACTTGTGCCATAGACCGTCGTCGGCACCGGAAGCCCGGTGCGCTGGCAATGGCGCTGCACGATGGTCAGCAGCGAGTGCGCCTGCGCGATCGTGATCTCGTTGACGACGATGGCCATGGTCTATCCCCTATGCCTGCTTTCTCGGGCGACCGGGGCCGCGCTTCTGGGGCGGCGGCGCCGTTTGCTCGAGGATGTCGGACGCTGCGATTCCCGCCTCTTGCTCCTGGTGCTCGAAGTGCGTCTCCGGGTCTAGGCCGCCTCGCTGCAGAATGTCCATACGCGCAGAAATCGCCTGCAGCTTCTCCTCCAGCGACTGAACCTGTAGTTTCAGCGTACGGTTTTCTTCCTTGAGGGCCGCGTTCTCCATCGTGAGCGGGCCTTTGTCGCTCATTTGCGAGATCCACGCTTTCGCCTTGTCGCGTAGTTGGCCGCCGCCCATGCCGATGCGCCGCACGCCCTCGTCGTTGGCCGCAGCCAAGTCCTCTACAGTGAGAATATTCATGGCGGTCAGATTCTTTTGTTGCGCTGGCGAGATCATGCCCCATCCCTTGATAGGGGTGCCGTTTAGGGGCATATCCTCGCCTCTCTTCCATCGTTCGTATGAGTCCTCGTAGCGCTCGTACCACTCGCGCGGCAACCGTCCAGACGACACTTCCCGCTTCATCTGCTCCAGCCATTTGGACGCGACTTGCTCGAATACGTCCCTCGAGTACGGCGGCGTCACGAGGGCGAAGTCCACGTCTTTTGCGACGAATTTCCCGGCGGCCCTGCCAGCGGCCTTGTCTTCGACTGCGCGCCTCTCGAAGCGCACATAGGCCGGGCGCTCCTTGCGGTCTGTCATCTCTCCTACGATGCTCATTTATGCTCCTTGGTTACGTAGAACATTGCCGTTTGTGGATACTTGGCGAACCAGTAGATACGGCCGAATTGCTCCAGCTTCTGTGTCCACCATTCCGCCGGGTGAATGGACAGATGCAGCGGATGCCCTATGTAGGCCCCGCATACATCGTCCACGAGAGAGATTTGAAAGAACACATTGCCGCAGCACGCGAAGATGTTTCGCAGTACGTCGTCCACATGCTCTGGCGGGATGTGTTCCATGACATCCGTGCAATACCCATACTCGGCCCTCTCGTCGAGAGGCTGAGTTAGGTCGTGCTTACGGAACGGCAGAACCATCGCCTCGCGATCTCTGCAGTTGCCAGCAAAATCCACGAGGAGCACTTCATGACCTGCGGCGTTGATCTTCATCGCCCCGCGGCCGGTGCCGCAACCGAAGTCGATCACGCGCCCCTTGCCCTCTATGACATTCAGGAAGGTGTCTGCGGCCTGCTCGCCGGGCGCGAACGCGCGGTAGTCAGAGTGCAGCCACATGCGCTCGTACTTTTCTTCCTCGCTGATTTGCCGCGGCACGTTGAACATATCCGGCAGAAGCCCTGTGCCGTGCACCGTTATCTGGCACCCGAGCTGCTTGAGCGCAAGTGCTGTGTCCTGAAACTTCTCGGCCTGTAGCTTCATTGTGAGAGAGGCAAGATATGTTTTCCCGGCGAAGTCCACCCAAGCGCAAGGGTCGCCGTCGTTCAGCTTTTGGTGGAATGCGTGCCCGTTGCCATCGCGATGGCAGGAGTCGTATCCGTAAATATGCAGGTTCCGAAACCCCATCGCATATGCAAGGCACGTTGCGGTATTGCCTACGGAAGCAGCGCCACCGATCATGCAGAAGTCGTCTTCGTACTCCGGCAGTAAGTCGTCAATGTTTTCGATTTGCAGATGCCACAGCCGCGCGTCTGGCGCGGCCTTGAAGCATTCGGGACTTACTTGTGAAGCGAACAGGTGCGCCTTGGCTGGGCCGACGAGGGCTGCCGTCTCCGGGCGCGCGTCGATGATTACCTGGTAGTCCGCCTCTATGCCGTGGTCGGCGAGGAACTTTGCTGCTCCGTTCATGGCGAAGATAGCCCCGCCAAACGATCTCCACGAGCGAATGTCCTCCAGCGAGTCGGCCAAGCTGGGGCCGGACCCGCACAGGACCGCAACGCCAAAATGCGCAGGCGCTGCCTTTAACCAGTCTCCTCGATCGCGCGAATTGGCGCGGATGTTCTCGTGGATCTGATCGTCCGATGTATTGCAGATGACGTGGACAGGGAGAATCAGCGGGTTTTCGGCCCCCGGATTCCAGTGTTTTAGTTGCGTGTTGTGATATGGGAGCATGGAGAAAGCGAGGGGCTTTCGCCCCTCGCCGTCTGTTGCCTTACGAGACGCGGCCCTGCTTGCGCGGCCGATTCAGCATGACGCTGACGGTCGTGCGTCCGGCGGTCGCGGAAGCCACGGCGGCCACAGCGGCGCCGCTGATCTCCTTGCCCGATCCCGTACCAGCGATCAGTCCGGTCGTCAGCACGCCCACAGCGGCACCAGCGGCCAGCGAGATCGTGCAGGTCTTCTTGCACACCGCCACGCCACTGATCTGATACCAGCCGTACTGCGACGCCACGTTGGCGGACATCGCCACCGCGATCGGGCGCGGGATATTGCCGCCCACTGCCGAAAGCACGGTTTGATACGTGCTCGCGTCGTAGGTGACGATGGACCCGACAACCGTGCTCGCCACGCCGAGGAGATAGATGAACTCCCCCTCGCCGTAGGTATCGTCCCATGCGCGGACGATCGTCCCGAGCTTGTGCTTCTGGGTGGTCGAGGTGTCAGCGATTGGCTGGCAGCCCGCCAGGTCTCTAACTGCGTAAGTCATGTCATTCTCCCTTTAGGCCAGCATCACGCCCTGCTGGGCGCGATTGGAGCAAACGAGGTTCCCCATCCAGAGAATCGGGATCACCACGCCGTCTTGGTTGACGGGACGCTGTTCCTCGACTTGCTCGAGGTCCGCGTCCTTGTGCACGACCAGTTTCAGATACTCCGTGTTCAGGAAGTACCCATGACTCGCCGGCACGTTCGCGTCGTACATGACATCGGCGCCCTTGTACTTCAGGGCCACGAATCCCGCGTCGGCGCTGGAGCGATCGTTGTGGCGCTTGATCGACACCTGGCTCGCCTCGAAATACTGGTAGTACACGTTGTCCATCACGATCACGTCCGGGTGGTCATCCGGGCCGCGGTCCAGCTCGAGCCACAGCGGCAGCATCATGTCCGGCTCGATAGTGGTCGCGCTGACGGTCACGCTGTTGGCGGACGCATCACGCACCGTGTTCGCCCAGAACGTCCAGGTGCCCGAGTCGATGCCGCCGACCGTGCCGGTGCCAGCGTCGGCGACGATCGCCTGCAGGCCGTTGACCTGATTGGTCAGCGTTCCGGCCGAGTACATATCGGACGAGAAGTTGTTGTTGAAGGTGCGCAGCGCGTTCTTGATGCGGGCTTTCGCGAGGTTCACGATCCTCGACCCGCCGCTGTTGATGCGCAGCTCGCGGCCGGACGCGACCACGTTGATTGCCACTTGGCGCCACTGGTACTCCGCAGCCGAGATCACGTCCGACGCCGAGATATTCAGCGTGTCCCAGTCGCTGTAGCGCTGGTACGTGCTGTTCTCGGTGTAGTCGAGCGGACAGGCGATGGTCAGACCGCCATCCTCGGTTTGCATGTTGCCGCGGCGCTTCATATACCGCAGAAGCGCGATCCGCTCGGAGACGTTATCCTTGATCTCCTTGCGGTGCTTACGGAACGTGGTCGAAACCAGCTCCGTGAAGGTGCTGTTTGGCGAGGCCATTTACAGGCTCCTTGGAAGTCAATGGGTTCTTTCTTGGATTTCCTTGAACGTCTGGTCCAGCGTGTCTTCCCATTTCTTGGCCGTAGAGGCTGTAGGCGCTCGTCTGGTGTCTCGTGAGTTGACGTTGGTACGGCTTGCGTTGCGGGCCTTCTCCGCTTCCTGTTTTGCCTTCGCGCGCAGGGCCGCTTCTTCCTCTGTCTTGAGGCGAGCGAGTTCCTTGGCTCTGGTTACAGGATTGGCGTAGACGGCCTTCTCATACGCCTGCTCCAGCGTATGTCCTGCATTGACGAGCGCCGCGATGTCCTCCGCGCACTCGTCGAAATATGGGTGCTTCGCGTTTCCCTTTTCGTCCTTGGCGTCAGCGAACGTAGCCACCTCGCTCGCTACTCGATGGGTTACTTCTTCCTGGCGCTGCTGCAGCTCGCTCTGGCGTTCGCGCTCCAGGCGCTCGGTGCGCTCGCGCAACTCCCTTACGGCCGGCGTCTCGTCCGTGGCGGTGCCTGCGGCGGCTTTCGCCATGTCGATACCGTAGGACTGGGCAACCCTGCCGAGGTAGGCGGCGCGCTGCTCTGGTGTGCCGCTCGAAAGCTGCCGATGAGCCTCGAAGAGATAGCGCACGGCTTCCGGCGGCTGAATGCCTTGCGCCTGGATGAGCGGCATGTAGTCCTTTACCGCCGTCTCCCACACATCGGCGCGCTTGGCCTTATCGCTGTACTGAGACAGGCCCTCGAGCATCTGCTTCTCGCGATGCTCGATGTAGTCCTGCGTTTCCTTGTCGAGCTTCGCGAAACGCTCGTGCTGCTCTTTGGCCCACGCCTTCGGCGCTGCCCGTACCGTAGGCGTCGCGGCTGCGGCGGCAGCAGCCGTCTCGTCTTCCGTCTTATCCGTTTCGGCCGCTACAGTCTCAGGCGCCGACGTGGCGTCCTGCTGATCGTCCGCTTCCACGTTGTCCGTCTGCTCGCCCGCGCCGAGTCCGAGGTCCGCCGCGATGCTCTCTACGCCTGCGTCGATGGTGCTTTGTTCTTCTTGTTCCATTGGTTATGCGTCCCTGTAGGAGACTTGCGGCGGGGTTACTCGTGCTGGCTCGGCGGTAAGCCCGCCCTCTAGTTCCGCGGCCAGTTTTTCTCGCTTTGCTGCAGGCATCGTCGCGATCTCGCGATCGACCGTTTCATCCACTGCACGGTCAAGCGCTTCCTCGCGCAGACGCGCGTTCCGTTCCTGATCCTGCTTGATGCCGGGCTCGTACACGACGGTATCGGTGCGGGCCAGTTCCTCTTGATGCGCTTGCCAAGTCGTGATCGGCCTACCGTCCACAGGGCTCTTGTAGTTCACGTCCTGCTGGACGAATCCCATCGGGGGCGTGAGGAACACCTTCTGCATCACGAGCCCGCAGTGGCAGCGCTGAATCTGGTCGAGGTCGTCCCGAGGTACAAGGCGTTCATCTACTTCGTTACACCATTTGCAGTAGTAATCGTGGAGAACGCTACTCATCGGCCCCACCTAGCGCGTATCGCCAGAGACGACAGTTCTTTGGCCCTCGCACTGTCCATGTGCATACGCCCGTGCACTTCACCGGAGAGAACTTCTAGGTTCTCGATCCTGTTGTCGGTCCTATTGCCGTTCTTGTGGTGAACGTGCTCCTGGATGTCGAGTTTTCGGCCCAGATGCGCTTCCATCACTAGTCGATGCTGATACTTGAGTTTCCCGCCCATTCGCTTGACAACGTATCCGCGCTTGCTGAGCGAGAAACCTGAAGGGTCTCGCCCCGTTCCCTCGCGGGCAGGGTTGTCTCTATGCCTACACTCTCGGCATTGCTTCGCGCGCCGGTCTTTCAGCGACTCGCACGTCGGACACTTATCTCTAGGCATCCGCACGCGCCGGCTCCTTCTTGTCCTTTGGCATCGCCTTGGCTGCGGCTACTTGCGCTTGCAGTCCCGCGACCTTGACCTGGTGCTGCGCGACCATGTGCTCGCGCTGCATGCGTAGCTTCTCGCGCTCCAGTTCCAGCTTCTCGCGCTCCACTTGGAGCTTGATCTGCTCGATCTGCTTCTTTGCCTCGATGTCTGCCTGCTTCTCCTGCATCCCGAGTTCAAAATCGGCCTTGGCCTTCTGCATCTCGAACTGATGCTTCTCGCGCTCCATCTCCATCTTCATCTGCTCGGCCTTGGCCTTGCCGTCGTCCGGCGGTGCGGGCGGCTTCATGGCCTTCACATAGTCCTCGATCTCGGGGCCGAAGCGGAACCGCCGGATGATCGCGAGCATCATTGCCTGCGCCGCCTCGAACGGCAGGGCGCCGGACTGCACCAGCGGAGACACGCCGTTCAGGAATTGCGACAGCGCGTTCATTACCTCGGCGATCATTTCCTTGTCTTCGGTCGCCTCGGCCTCTACCGTGGAGTTCGACTCGATGTCGATGCGGTAGGCGCGCTGCATGTCGTCGCGCAGGAGCTTCAGGATCGGCCCCCACACGGGCATCGCGAGCTTGCGCTGCGTCTCTTCGTCCGGCTGCTGCCCCATCTTCTGGGCGAGCATGGCGATCTGCTGAGCAGCTTGATGTTCTTCGGTAAGGATGAACGGCAGGCCCGTCATCTGCGCCCAGGTGCGCTCGTCGAACTTGTGCGCCGCCACGTCGAGCATCATTCGCATGAGGTCGCGGGCGTAGCGCTGGACTTCGCGCTGCAGGCGCTTCAGCCGCAGCGTTCCCCAGCGCGCCTTGATCTCCTGCGCGCCAAGCGTCTCACTCGCCTCGGACTGGCCGCGCATGATGTCGGCGATGCCCGTAATCTCGTAGATGACCTGCTTGCACTGCTCTCGTGCGACGTACAGCTCGCGCAGCACGACGATCAGCTTCTCGACCGGCCACATCCAGATCGCGTTGTCGAGACCCTTATCTGCGGCGAGCGAGGACCCCTTGTCAGTTGGCACAAGGTCGCCATCCTCGCTATCGAGAATGCGCTTGATGTCGTCGCCGAGTTCGCCGTCATAGGCGCCGCGCGCCTTGATTGCCTTGATGAGCTTCCCGATGCGCCGGGTGAGGTCGTTCAGCTCCTTCGCCTGCTCCTCGTACAGACAGAAAAGCGGCACCGGCAGCAGATCGTCAACGCGCTCGACAAACTGAATCGGGCGCGGGCAGTTGAAGAATCCGATCAGGCCGAGCGGGTCATCCTGGACGGCGGCGAAGTCGTCCTTGTACTGCGGGCAGATATATCGGATCTTGCGCCCGTTCTCTTTATCCCAGACCTGGTAGAAAAGCGCCGTCTCGCGCTCTCCGAGATTACCTTCCTCGTCCTGCTTCTTCGTCTCTCCGTCAGCGTCCGGCTGGTCATCACCCTTGGTGAACGTGATCTTCGCGAGCACGGTCGCAGGGATGCCCGCTTTTTCCGCCGCATCACGGTCCAGGTGCATCTCATAGGCGACCCAAGGCACCTTTGACCACTTCTTCGCGTAACCGTGGCAGAAGCGATCCCACGGCTTCGCGTCCGGGCACACCGTTTCCCAGTTCTTGACCGGGATCGGCTCCGTTCCTACCGCGGCGCCATCCGGCACAACATCCTGCACGTCGGAGGCGTACTTGACCGCCGTAATGCCGCGCCCAGGTAGAAGGCCGGCGAGCACCGACGACCGCATTGCTTCGTCGAACGTGTCGTACTCGTCGATATTCGTGTCGAGAAGGAACGAGAGCATCCGCTGCCCAGCCTGCGCCGATAGCTTGCCGAGCTGGTCGTCGTCCTTGAAGCGCCTCTGCACGACCGGAATCGGGACCGCCGAATACAGCGCCGGCAGCATCGTCTCGGTGTTCGAGAAGAGGATCGCGAACGGGTTTTTCTTTTTCCCCGAGTAGATGTCGAGGATGCGCCTACCTTCCTTCAGAAAGTCTTTTTCGCGCTTGAGGGCGGCGTTTAGCTCGTTCAGCCAATACTTGACCTCCTCGGCCTTGGCCTGGGCTTCGGGACTTACGTTGTCCGACGAGAGGTCGAGTTCGGCCATTTACGCTGCGCTTACCTGTACGCCCTTGAACAGCGGCCGATAGCGCATGAAGTGGCGCCATGTGCCCGTCGTTGAGCCGACCCCGATCACGATTTCTATGATCCCGGCCGGCACGATGATCGGGACGGTCCCACCGATTCCGACGCCGTTCGCGTATACGGCCGGCGCCGTGGCGAGCGTGCCAGGCACAGCAGCGACGACAGTGCCTGCTGCTTCGTTCGCGAGCGACGCAGATGCCCCGGTGATGGTCGTTGCCGAGCCATCCGTGCCATCGGCCCTGTATTGCAGCGTCGAGGCAGTGGCGCCGTTCGCGGACACGCACACTGCGCCAAGCTGGAGGATCTGAATCGGGCCTCCGGTGATGTTGAAAATGTCCGTACCGTTAACCATCGCTGCGGCCACGGTTTTGACCTGTTTTCCTTGCGCATCCCACATGAACACGAGCATGGTTTTCTCCTAATGGACCGTTTCTTCGCGCTCGCGGCGCTTGCGGTCGAAATGACGTTTCTTCACATCCCCCCACTTGGCGTGCTGGATCGACGCCTTCAGCATTCGCTCCTCGAGCGGCGTTTCGACTGGGCGCAGCGTAGGCCGGCGCCACACGAGGGCCAGCGTTCGCCAGGCTGACGCCGCGTGCGAGGCGCCGTCGTGGACCGGCTTCATCGAGAAGACCTTTTTCTCGTCGTCCCACTCGCGCTTGAAGTTCCTCAGATGCTCGAGCCCGACCGCGCAGCGCTCGGTGTCGAACCACGCTGCGGGGAACGTCGCCCGGCCGGCTTGGATGCCCTCCTCCACGTCGAGCCGCGGCGCGATCGCGATGCGCCCGACCTTGTGCGCGTGGAGCTGCTGCTGGATTGACTTGCCCCCGGCCGCCATCGTCCGCGCTCTGGCGTCATGCGGCAGGAAGTGCGTCCCGTACTGGAAGCCGTGCTCGCTCTGGCGCGCCTTCAGGAGCCCCGCGTAGTGCTCGACGCCCTTGTTCGAGTCCTGGAAGTAGTCGATGACGTGCACTTCGTTGAACACCATCTGGAAGAACCAGCAGGCGGTGTCGTCGGTGAAGCCAAGGTCCCATGCGGTGTGCACCGGGATGCCCTCCTGGTGCGGCACGGAGGTAATCCTCCCCTCTCGGTCTGCCTTCGCCACGAGGTCGCCCCAGATCGACCCCAGAATCGCGGCCTCGAAGCTGCATTCGTACTCTTGCTTGAAGATGGCCTCGCCAAACGTGTCGCCGTGCTGAGCTTGCATCTCGGCCATTTCATCGGCGAGCTGCTGCGCGCTGAAAACCCCGGTGTCATGTGCGGTCAGTAGCTGGTAGAACCAGCCCTTCGCCGTCTTCGCGTAGTCGCAGATGGCCTTGAAGTGATTTTTGCCACGCGGCGTGCTCACGAACGTCGCCCAGCCATTGTTCTCTAGGAGAATCGGCCGGAAGAACGACCAAGCCGCCGGATTCGCCAGCGCGTACTCGCTGAACACGATGCCGGCTGGCGTCGAGCCTACGACCGCATCGAACGAATCGCTGCCGATCAACTGGAATGTTGACCCGTTCTTGAATTTGATCCGCATTTCCTGCTCGCTCGTTGCTTCGCGCAGATCCTGCGGAAATGCCTGGTCGATTCGGCGCATGCCGGTATGGGGTGACACCGCCTCCCACAGCGCCTTGCGCGCTTGAGCGTAAGCCGGCAGGCAGTACCAGTAGTTCGCGACCCGCTCGTGCGCAGCGCAGGCCAGATGGTTCAGCAAAACGTCATCTTTTCCAGCGCGGCGATGCCACGGACAGACCGCTCGAAGCCCGCCGGCAGCGAGGTAATTCCACAGCGGCTCCTGATACGCCCGCGGCTTCCAGCCATTCGGAAGCGCGAGTTTCATCAGCGCATCCCCATGACGCGCAGGCGTGCAGATTCACGGATATTCGTGATTTCGGGCGGGGTGCCCAGTTTTTTCGCGTGGACTCGCGACTTGAACGCCTCCACCACAACCTGCGCCTCGGCCTTTTTCACGATCAGGTAGGGCTCGATCAACCGCAGGAACTCGAGGACTCTCTTCATGCCGACTACTTGCCAGCACCAGATCCCGTTCTTTCCGCATTTCGACGCAAACCGGACATTTCCGCCGAACGCTGCTTTGAGCTTCAGTAGGACTTCCGGCCGAACTTGAGATACCGAGATGTATGGGGCGTGGCAATTCCGCCTGTTGCTCGGCTTCTTGATGCCGACACACCCCTCGCCGTCGAAAAACCCGGCGAAGTAGGCCAACTCGTGCTCTATGAGGATCAAGAGAGCCCGGCGAGTACGGCCGTAGCCTGCGTCGCGGCGTTGTCCGCCACGGTGAGCGTGACCCAGCGGGCCTTGCCGGGTAGGTCGGTTCCGCCCAGGCAGTAGCACACGCGCGTCAGCGGCGTGGCGCCCGAGTGCGTTTCGTTTACGTCGCGCACGCGACTTTCGCGCGGAGACCCGTTCCGGCTGAGTCCAGTTCCGCATTCACTTCGGCAATCGTCGCCATCTACGCCTCCTGTGTAATTTCGGCGGGGAGCGTCGAGGCTTCCGCACCGACTATCGTCTTTTCCTGAGAATTACCCCCCACCACGACCTTGTGCCCGCCTGACTCGATGGAAACCGTGCCCCCGCATGTGCGATCGACGAGCACCGTGATGCCGCCAGCGCCCTTCTCCTGCTTATCCCCGTAGCGCTCCCGGCCCCACTTCGAGGCGACCTTCAGCTTCACATCGGATTTCACCCTCGCGACCGCGGCGCTCGGGATGTCCACGGCGTCCGCCACGTCATCCAGCGCCTCGTGCACCAGCTCGTCGGCTTTCGCGGCCAGGATCGCGTCGTAGCGCGCCTTCAGCTCCGGCCTGCTGTGCACGAAGGCATGCATCAGCGTGTAGGGCACGTTCACCCTCTCATCGAAGCAGGCGTCCCGAAACGCCATCTTTCCCTGCTCCCCGGACCCCTCGATCACCGAAAAGAACAGATCGATGTTCTCCGGCTTCGCGCTCCACTCCTCGAAGCGCTTGATCGTCACGAGTTTCGCCACTAAGCCGCCCTCCGCTCGCCGATCCACCGCTTGAACGCCGGGCACTCCCCGCCGAAGCTCGCCAGCTCGAGATCGAAACTCCCCCACTGGCCGGTCCCTTCCCTCCACGACTCCCCGATCCGAACTTGATACCGCCGACAGTGCTCTCGCTCCTGACAGCCTTGCCCAGCGCAGTTCAGCTTCGCTACATCCACAGGCGCCGCGGATACCTTCGGCAGCAGCATCACGCCACACCCCCAATTTCGCGGAGCACGGCCGTTCTTCCGCTCTTGGCCCCGCTTGGCGAGCGCGAGGGTGTCAATCCCAATGAGAGGAGGAGATCCCGAAAGTCACCGCAGCGCGCTCGCACGCGAACGGCTTTTACGCGGTGCCGCGCCTATGTCAATCCATACAGCACAACCGACAGCACATCAGAGGGGAAACACCACAAGCAGTGGGGAGAGCGTGGGTGAGAGGCTAGTCGTCGGGTGCCCTAAGAGCCGGGCCGCCCTGCCGAAAGACCACCCCGGGGGTGGGGGGGTCGGTTACGTTAGTGCGCGCTCACTTGCGGCAAACGCGGCGTGCTGTTGCTGCCCTGCCATTTAACATAATGATGATTGGACGTGATGCAGCGCACCAACCGCTTGCTTATCAATGGGTTGCGTGCTGGACGGATCGCCACATGCGCGGCCAGGTGCGTGCTGCATGGCAACAGTGCAACAGCTCTACCCTCGCTGCTGGCGCTCTCACAGGCTATTGGCCCTATTGCCAGCTCGGCGCCGTGCGCGGGCACGCGCGAGGGGTAAGGCGCCTCAGGCCAACTGTCGAATTCTCGACACCCACCAAGTGCCTCGCGCGGGGGTACACTTTGGCAAATGAGCGCCTTAGTAGTATGTTGTTGATATATATATACTTCTACTTGCTCAACGTGATGCGCGCCTTAATGAGCGCCTTAGCGCGATGAGCGCCTTAGTCTGGTAGTGTTTCCGGTGATGAGCAAGTTACTAAGGCGCTCACTAAGATGCTCATGGGTTTGAGCAAGTGAATTCCTTTATGAATCAAGGCCGGAGTGCTAAGGCGCTCATGGAACTGTGCGTGTAGGGGCCGCGGCGATTTGTAACAGGGCAGACAGAGAGCGGGTTCTGGCCGAGAAGCTGGCCGAGCTCCTCACGAACCAGCGGCTGATTTGGGGATATCTGCAGTGGCATATGATCGTGTCGCTGCTGCTGCTCGCGCTGATCGTGTGGCTCGTGTGGTGAGCCTGGCGGGCTATGGCCGGCGCGTCTTGGCCTTGCGCAACCTGGCGAGCGCCCGGTAGATGGTCGGGAGCGCGATGCCTGCCGCCTTGGCCGCGCTGTAGGCGGTATGCGTGCCCCCGCCGGCGCGAGGCTTGCCGATGAGGGCGAGGGCGCGATCGGTCGCCGCGGATTGGCGCGCGCTCACGGTGCCTCCGAGGTGTACAGGTGGGCGCGGTCCTCGGCTACGACGGTGTAGCGATACCCGCCGTAGTCGTTGTCGAGCTTGTCTGCGCGGGTGCGCGCTCGGCGCCTGCTGCTGTAGGGCTTGCCGACTTGCTTGCGCTCGTGGCAATCGATGATTACCCAGCGCGGGGCGTCTTGCTGGACTCCCACTAGGCGCTCGCCTATGCAGGCGTCGCAGCGGCAGACGTTCCCGCCTGCCTCCGCTTGCTTTTTGAATTGGCATGGCATGGTCTTGGCGTGGTTCTCTTGCTGCTTGGTTTCCATCAGTGCCTCCTGTGTAGGTACAGGCGCACTATATAACACGATGCTACATACTGTCAAGCCCTATTTCAGCCTGCCGATCTCCTGCCCCGACTGGTTGCGGGCGTAGATGAGCTTCACATCGTCGCCGAACGCCTCGCGCATCGCCTGCGCGAATTCAACGGCTTCCGGCCACGTCTCGGCTATTGCGGCCTTGGCGTCGCTCACGGCATGCGCCAGTACCACTTCCCCTTTTCGCCGAGCCCGTCTCCGCGGTAGGCAGTGATCTTGAGTTCTTTCTGCGCCCGCCTTACCGTGGCCCAGGAATGGCCGGCGCCGCGCGAGTCCTGCTCTATCACCTTCACCGGCACCGGGCCATCGCCGAGCAGTGAGCGCAGGTACATCTTCGCTTCGAGCAGCGCCTCGCGTTCGTCGTGCGGCTGCTCGACTTGACCGAACACCTCGTCAGCCGTTTGCGTCACGATCTGGTTCTCCCACATCACATGCGATGTTTCTATGTCGGAGTCAGGCAGGCGCATACCCTCGACCGAATAGGCGAATCCGGTGTTATCGGTGCCGAGGTTGTTCTTGAGTGGCATGAACAGGCGCCTGGCTGGGTTTTCCTTGTCCTTGGCGACGCCCCACACGGCGCGAGCTGCAGCAGCGAAGCCGATCGAGCCCTGCACACGCAGCAGCGCATCCATGCCGGCCGATTTTGTCAGGTGCGAGACGGCTATTACGGCTGCGCCCTGCGCTGCCGCCATCTCCTGCAGTGGCGTGAGCAGCGCTCTCACCTCGGCGTTCTTGTGGCTGTCCGCGTCGCCGAGGTACGCGGTGATCGGGTCGATGATGACGAGCGCCGCGTCTCCGAGTTCGTGCAGGAGCGCGCCCAAGCGCTTGATGTCCGTGCCGAGGTTGAAACCGCGCGTGGCGTTCTCGCCTTTGTCAGTCGCGTATCTGATCGCGTCGAGGATGTAGACCTTGTTGAGATCCGCGCCCGCTGCCTCGAGGCGCGGGCGTATCGTGTCCTCCGGGTCGTCCTCGGCCGAGAGAATGACCACGGAGCCGCGATCGGCTTGCGTGCGGTCAACGGGCCACAGCCCGCCGTTACTCACCACGCTTGCGAGGGAGGCGCAGACCTGGGATTTCCCGAGGCCCGGATTGCCGACGAAGATGGAAAGCTTCCCGCGCGCGATGCGGCCCGGCCACAGCCAATTGACGGATTTGGGCACGATCTGCGACATGGGCCGGTATTGCACTTCGCGCAGCACGTCCTCGCCGTTCGCGTAGGGCTTCGGCGGCGATGTGGGGCCAGCAACCGCGGGCGCTGCATTTTCGGTGTCTAGGCCGGCCTCCTTTCTCGTGTCCCGCGGCGCTGGTTGATCTTTCGGTGCGTCGTACTTCCAAGGGTCGTGCACGGCTACGCTGTAGTCCGCAGCGCGCGCCCTGCACCACTTCGCGAAATCATCGCCAGTCCACCCCTGCTCCTCGGCGTCCGCCACGTCCCATCCCTCCGGGGGTCGCCCTGGCGTCTGCATCGTGTCGACGATGCGCAAGCTGGCAGGCGGGCGCTCGCTCTCCATCAGGTGCTTCGCGAGCTTGCAGAAGTTGCGCCAGCCTGGCGCATCGGCGTCCGGTATGAGGAGCACCGCGGCGCCGGCGAGCGCGCTGTAATCGTGCTTCTGCCACGCTTCGGCGCCGCCGGTGATCGACAGGCAGTTATAGCTCGGGATCATGCGGCTCGCGGCGTCGGCCTTCTTCGGCCCCTCGGTGATGCAGATGGGCTCGCCCGGGCGCTTCCCTACCCTGTCCAGACCGTATAGCGGGCGCGGCACATTGAGCGCGCCCATGCCCCATGACGGAGCCGCGTCGCCGCGCTTGCCCCAGCTCCAGATTATCGGAACCTTCCTTTTCTTCCCGTCCTCCTCGACCTCGTAGCGGCATTCGTACGCGATGATCGAGCCATCTAGCGCCTTGAGCGGAAACACCATGACCGGCTCGCCGAGGCTTCGCGAGCGGAATATGGGTGACGCCACGCCAGCAGGAGGCGCGGACGTGATGCGCTCGGGCACCGGCTCGGTGCGCTCGTGCGCTATGGGCTTCGCTGGCGTCCACGTGTCGACCGCGCCCAGGCGCTCGCATGCCGCCTTGAAGTCGAGGCCCTCGACGTGCATCACGAAGTCGATCGCGTCGGCGCTGAAACCGCAGGAGAAGCAGTGCACGAAGCCCTTGGACGGGCTCACCCACATGCTCGGGTTCTTGTCGTTGTGCGCGACGCACAGGCCCACGTACTCGGCGCCGCGCTTTTTCAGCGTCGGCACATAGTGCGACACTACCGATACGATGTCTGTTCGGGCCTTGAGCCCGTCGACGTCAATTGACACGCAGGGGTCAGGCCGCGAGCGCTTCCTGCAACTCTTGATCGGATTGTGCCTTGGTCGGTCTGCCGCGGCGGCGGATACGCGCCATCGTGGTGTAGCCGTATGGCTTATGCGCGGCGTTCTGGTCCGCGGTGGCGTAAACGCCTTTCCACTTGTGCAGCCACTGGCAGTCAGATTCGCTTGGGAATGAGAGTTGCGCGCCGACGTACTTGCCGCGGTAGTAGACGCGGTACAGCCCGTAAGGCAGATGAACGAGAGGGTCGGGCTGCACGATGTAGTGCCCATAGACAGCAACTTGGCGGCGCTTTGCATCGAAGTTGCGAAAGTCAAACATGCAATAGATCCTCCCCGCGCTTGCCGGCTTTGTAACGATGTCGCAGGGCGGCATAGCCAATGTTTAGATGGCGAGCCCACTCCCGCAGAATCCGCGTCTGTCCGTTGAAGGTGACAACAATGTTGTTGCGCTTGTTGGAAGCCTGCTCGTAGTTGTCAGCCCACCGGCAATTGCCGGGGTAATACCCCTTGTTCTGGTCGATACGCTCAATGGTCATGCCTTGGGGCCGGGCGCCCATATCGGCGTAGAAAGCAAGGAAGTCGTGCCACTTCTCACAAACCGTTATGCCACGAGCGCCGTAGTCCTGATACTTCGATGACTTCGGATTGTGGCATCGCTGCAGCATCGCGCCCCATGTGTAGTAAGTCGGCGTGCCCACCATCCCATGCCTCCAGTTGTTGTTCTTCCTGCCAACTCTGCTCATGGTTTTTTCCCTGGTTTTATGTAGACATCCTCGAGACGAATGCCGAGTACCTTCAGCACGCGACGCAGCGTCGCGGTGCCGATGCGTAGCTCCTCGCGGATTCGTCGCACCCCCGCACGGTCCTTGACCATCTGGCGGACGGAATCGAGTAGAGAATCGGGTAGTTCAATGAATTTCTTTCCCTGCTGCGAGTCGTGGTAACTGCGTAGGTGCGTCCGGGTGCGGTCCTTGAGGTCCGCCTGAAGGCGAAGGTAAGCGGCGAGCTGTTCGCGGCTCATCGGCACGGAAGCAGAGCGAGCGCTTCTTCCGCGCTCGTGAAGTACCCGGAGACGCCGCCGTGCTGAATGACGAAGGCGATTCGCTGCGCTTGGCGAAGATCAGGCTTCTCGCCTGGGCGCTTCGCCTCGAGTTCCATGTAGCGCCCGCCCTTCAGGAGCCCGACGATATCGAGCTTCCCAGGAGCGCCAACGCGGATGAAGCGCTCACCCTCATGGAATACGCCGGACTGCTGGCGATCGGCGAATGCGACACGCGGATCGCCGCGCAGGGCCTTCAGGGCGGCTTTGAGAACGTGCTTCTCGAGAGGTAGTGCGGGCTTTTCGTCCGACGTGCGCCTGATCTTGTGTGACTTCGGCGGTAACGGCTCCTCACCCAGCCACTCGGCGATGCTGGGGGAATCGGATTGCTCGTCTGGGGTGCATCTCGCGGTAGTTCTCTGCCACAAACTGCGGCGTTGTTTTTCGGTCAGGCTTCCACGCCTTTGGAATCCCATCAGGCCCCCGTAATGTCGTAACTTGTTGACTTCTTGTACCTATTCCGACTACAGCGCTGGGCAAAAAAGGGGCCGCGAGGCCCTTGAGTGCTGATTAGTGCCCGCCCGGCACTTCCACTTTCCGCAGGGTTATCTCTACCGTTGCGTGGTGCAGCAGGACACGACGGGCGTAGTCGCTTAACTTACGGCCGTCGAGCGCTGCTAGATGTTCAAGAATCTGTTTTCTGTCGGAGGGGAGATGAACACGAAAACTATCGTCACACTTGGGCTTGTTCATGGATTACTCGCCGGTTGCGCTACGGATCTCGGTGCTGATCGGTACGAGCCCGCTTGCGCCCGTCAATGTCTCGACGTGCAAGCGCGCTGTATCGAGGGTGTGCACCAACTCTGGCGCGGCGCCTGCAACGACAACGCGCGGCAGTGCCTGGCTACGTGCCCCGCGCGCTGAGTTCAAGCGGCCTCGCGTGTGAAAAGGTAGTCGGCGAGTTTCTGGATGGTGTCGTACCGCGGCGACTTTGATTTCCCGCTGCCGATGCGAACCACAGTGAAGTAGTCCAGCTCCGCCCCCCTCGCGACCTCGGGCCAGTTCCCCTTGAGTTCAGCCAACCGGGCCTTTACGCGCTCCAAAAGCGGGGAATTTGAGTCCATGGAGGCCGATTATGCCTATCCGCATATGGCTGTCAAGGCCGAACAGCATAGCGTTTACGGATACGCTGGTGTCATGGGACGACGACAGTCGCTGGCGAACACGCTGGCGGCAAACTGCAAGATGGTTCGGGGTAAGAGAAGCCAGCCAAAGATCGTAGAGACGGCGAAGGCGCGCGGCTACGTCATCGATCAAGGGACTATCAGCCGGATCGAGCGCGCGAAGCTAACGCCATCCCTGGATGTTCTAGAGGCCCTTGCGGCCGGGCTCGAGATAGAGCCGTGGCAGCTCCTCATCACCAATCTCAATCCGCGCAATCCACCGATCCTCAAGGGTGCCGGCGGCACTACCGAAAAGGAACTCTGGAAGCGCCTGCAGGACGCCGCGAAGCAGCTCGGAATAGCGGAATAAATCTATAGACTTACAGCAGTTGTCAGGTGAAACACGGACTTGACTATGCGAATCGGCCTTGACAGATGTATGCGATTCGGCATAATCCCTCCCTGTAGGGCGTATCACGACGGGAGGGAGAGTGAAAGACGAAGACTCGTTTCGGATGCTCACGCGCGAGGAAGCCGCAGGCTGGTTTCTCATCGCCCTGTTCTTCGCTGCCATCACCGCCGGCTGCGACGCCGACTCGGCGCGCGTCACCGCGCAGATCGTCGCCGAGGTTGACGCGCGCCGCGCCCTCTCTCCAGAAACGCTCGAGGACATCGCCTACTGGCGCCGCCACGAGTGGAACAGTCAGCTCTGCCGCGGGCAGACCTACGTAAGCCAATGCTGCGACCACCGTCTCGATGACGGCACCCTGACATGTCTCAAACCGGAGGACATCCGATGAGCGAACCGAAACTCTGCGTGCAGTGCCGCCACATGCGGGACCGCGATTGCATTCATCCCAACAACGTGAAGCAGAGCATGGTCGACGGCGTGATGGGGCCGGTCAATACGCTCCACTACCTGCGCCAGCGGCACTCGGACAGTTACCAGGCGTGCGAGCCCGAGGGGCGCTGGTGGGAGCCGAACGTGCAGGTCGCGGAGGCGGCGTGAGCGCCCCGATCATCGACGCGAACCGCAGTCATTCGTTCACGGAATACAAGATCACTGGCGCCTTCGACTCCGTGTGCAACGCCATCGCCACGCTGTTCAGCGAGTACGACCCGCGAGCCTACGGAACGAAGGTGCGCTCGATCGAGATGAACACGGACGGCTCCTACATCGCCCAAATGTGGCGCTCGAACTCGGCGGACTGAACCCATGATCCGAGCATTCGCGAAGTTCTGGTTCTCCCCTACGCTCAAGAACTGGCGCGCGCTGCGCCGCGTGTGCCGCGCGAAGCTGCCGGCCAAGGATCAGAAGGCGGTCGAGTGACCCCTGGTTATCACACCATGCCGGCAGATCGCTACCACGCAGATCCATGTGTGGTGCCGTCCCTCTCCTCGTCCATCGCGAAGATCCTGCTCGACGGATCGCCGCGCAAGGCGTGGCACTCGCATCCGCGGCTGAACCCGAGCTACCGCGAGGAACACGATGAAAAGTTCGATCTTGGCACGGTCGCGCATTCGGTTTTCCTTGAAGGCGACTCGTCGCGTCTGGTGGTGGTGGAGGCAAACGACTGGCGGACCAACAAAGCCAAGGAGGAGCGCGAGGCGGCGCGTGCTACCGGGAAAACCGCGCTTCTGGCTCGACACGCCGCCGATGTACGCGCGATGGTCGAGGCCGCTCAGAAGTTCGTCGCCGAGTCCGAGATCGCCGAATACTGGCGCGACGGCGAGAGCGAGCTGACGGCCATCTGCAACGAGGGCAATGTCTGGCTGCGCGCGAGGCTTGACCGGGTGACGAAGAATCGACGCTGCATCATGGACTACAAGTCATGCCAAGACGCTTCGCCAGATGGGTTCGCGAGGCAGATCACCAGAATGGGGTTCGACGTGCAGCACGCTTTCTACCGACGCGTGGCGGCTAATCTCGGCGCGCTGGCGCCGCGCTTTGTCTTTCTCGCACAAGAGGTCGAGCCACCATACGAGTGCGCCCTGCATGGCTTGGACCCTGCACTGTCGGAAATCGCTGATGCAAAGGTTGAGCGCGCTATCCGTCTGTGGCGCTCGTGCATGGAGGGTAAGTCGTGGCCTGGTTATGGTGGGCGGATTCACTACGCTATGCCAACAACGTGGCAGATCAACGAGCACGAGATGGCGCTTGCGGAGGCTGCGTAGATGGCGCCACCCAAAAGGCCGTTGCGCGAGCGATATGGCGTAACTGCCTCCTGCCTTCGACAAATTCATCAAGGCAAAAGATGGAGGAGAGCATGACGTTCACTTTTCGGCCGGCGCTGCGCGAGAACGTCGGCCTACTGATCGGCCTCATCGGGGCGAGCGGCAGCGGCAAGACATACACGGCCATGCGCCTCGCCGCGGGGATCTCCGGCGACAAGCGCTTCTGCGTCATCGATACCGAAGCCGGCCGCGCGAAACATTACGCCGACGCCTTCCGCTTCGACCACGGCGACCTGAAGCCGCCGTTCCGACCAAGCGCATACGCCGACGCCATCAAGGCCGCAGACGAGGCCGGCTATCCGGTCATCGTGGTCGATTCCGCATCGCACGAGCACGCCGGCGAAGGCGGCCTTCTCGACTGGCACGAGGAGGAGTTTCAGCGCATGGGCGCCCGCGACGCCGTGCGGATGACAGCGTGGATCAAGCCTAAGACCGAGCACAAGAAGATGGTGCAGCGGCTGCTCCAGGTGCGAGCCCACCTGATCCTCTGCTTCCGAGCCGAGGAAAAGGTCGAGATCATCGACGACCCGGACAAGCCCGGGAAGAAGAAGATCGTCCCGAAGCGATCGACAACCGGCATCGACGGCTGGACGCCCATCTGCGAGAAAAACCTCCCCTACGAGCTCACGGCGTCGTTCCTGCTCACTGCAGACGCGCCAGGCGTGCCCAAGCCGATCAAGCTGCAGGCGCAGCACCGCGACCTCTTTCCGCTCGACAAACCAATCACCGAGGAGTCAGGCAAACGTCTTGCTGCGTGGGCCGGCGGCGCTCCAGATTGGGCGAAGGAGATCGCCGCGGCTCCGACGAAGGAAGCGCTCGCAGAGGTATGGGGCCGCGTGCCGCGCGCCGAGAAAGCGCAGTACGAGGCCATCAAGGACAAGCGCAAGGCCGACATCTCGAGCGGCGCCGCGCCGATATGACCATCGGAGTTGTAGCTCAACGGCAGAGCACAGGGGGTGTATGGCGCCCATCCCATCCGCTACCTTGGATTCCCGTTCGACTCGGGACGGCTCCGGCCTTACCCACTTAGGCATCGGATAAATAAGGGAGAGAACGATGAAATTCGAGATCAAGAGTAGGTTCACCGGCGCAGTTCTGTTCTCGCTTGAAACCGAGAGCCTGAAACTGTGCGTACAGGCTGCCGTGGAGTCCGGGGCCGACCTCTCCGGGGCCAACCTCTACGGGGCCGACCTCTACGGGGCCGACCTCTCCGGGGCCAACCTCTCCGGGGCCAACCTCTCCGGGGCCAACCTCTCC